ACATCTGCAACACCCCGAAGATTCTATTCTGACTGGGGATCTCACTGTCCTGGATTGGTTCCTTGCTGAGAGTGATCTTTCCGTGAAGATTGACGGTTCTCCCGCTATTGTTTGGGGCACCAATCCTGCCACTGGTAATTTCTTCTGTGGCACCAAATCTGTATTCAACAAAAAACTAATCAAGATCAATGAAACGCACGATGACATTGATCGCAACCATTCTGGGGTTGTTGCTGATATTTTACACCACTGTTTTGATTGCCTTCCTGATTTCGACGGGATTGTTCAAGGTGATTTTATTGGGTTTGGTGGTGATGATACTTTTTGCCCCAATACGATTACTTATGTCTTTGATGAAATAATTGATCAGAACATTATCATTGCACCACACACATTGTATGCAACTGATGATGAAATGAAGGACTGCTATGTTATCAATGACATGGTGGACATGGAGATCTTTGAAGATACTGAGACCTGCAAGTTCGTGCAACCTCGTGCATGGCAACTCGATGAAGATTTCTCTGAGATTGTTGGTTTTGCGCGACAGATGTCCCAGTTGGTTACTTTCGTGAATGAAAAGGAAGCAACTGAATTGAAGAAGCAACTTAATGCTTGTATTCGTGAAGGACACGAAGTTGTGCCCGAAACGTTCAACAACTCTTTGTTGATTAGTTACTGGTTCCTGATCAAATCAATCAAAGAGGACATGCTCTACCTGTGCCGCAATAACGGTCCCGAAGCATACATCGACAACGAACAATGTGGTGGTGAGGGTTATGTTCGCATGAATGAGTTTGGTATGTTCAAACTTGTCAATCGTGAGCAATTCTCTCATGCAAACTTTAACAATACGAAACACCAGTGTGCCAGTTGATTGAACTGTCCACCAATCCCCCTGGTGGCATCAATCTCCTGTATATTAAAAGAGTCAAAGGAATCGCACCCATGACGATTACTCAAACCAAACCTCAATTCTTGACTGATGCACTCATCGAAGTGCTGAACAATGAGTGGAAAGTTAATTCCATTGAATCTGGTCACTCTTGTTATTACCAAGTTGAGGCAGAAGTCGGTCGTAAGTACACCAAACTGATGACTTATTTGGTCTCTGGTGGTGTTCGTCAACGTGGTCGTTCTGCTTACATGTTTGTGGACAATACCACTGGTGCATGTTACAAACCTGCATCGGTTAAAGCACCTGCGAAGGGTATTCGTTTCTATATTGATCAACTGGCAGATCATCCTGATGCTTGTGATCAATACGGTTCTTTCCTCTACATTCGGTGATCAACATGCAATTCCAAGTTACACAAATCGAGTTTGACTTTGATGATGCTCTCCACCCCATGACTGAGGTGGAGATGAGTGAAGTTTATGATGATTACATTGGTACGTTTTGGGAGGCAGATGATGGAGATGATCTAGTTGAAGAGATCACAAGTGCATCAGGTTGGTGCATCAAGTCCATTGATTATCATCACATTCTTAACTGAAACTCATGACTACTGGTTACACTCTCAACCGCGTTAATTTCACTCAAGACGAGGAAACTTGCATCCTACGATTTCTCAATCAAGCACGAGAATGTGGTTATCCAAGTAGTAACGAATCCTGGTATTCTGTGATTGATTCTATCATCCAGAAGTATTACGATTCCAACATCAAAGAGTATCAATTCCCCCAATGAAATGCGAAGTTAAGTTGTATGTTGCTGGCAAAGTCTTCACTGAGGAAGTGTATGCCAAAGACTACCAAGATGCAAGAGAAGTTGCACTTGCTCGCAATCCTAATGCAAAAGTGATAGGAGTGACAGCAAAGTTCAACTGAGAGTATAAACAATTTGTGCCACATGTATTAGTGTCACAATAAATGAGCACAAGCACCAATTTCCTGTATTGTTAAAGAGTCAAAGGTTTTTCACCAATGCAACTTACTTCTCAAGGTCAATCTCGTGCAATGGTTGTTGAGTTCCGCCCTCACAACATTCTGACCGATAAGTTTGTTTATACTCTCAAGTTTATGGGAGATGAGCAAACCAAGTCGATGCGATTGATGAACAAAAAGGAAATGATTGAGACTGTAAATGCACGTCTTGATCTAAACTATGAGGTGACTGATTTCCTGACTGAACCTCAAGAATACTTCCCTGCTGCATGTTAATTCATGTCACTGATCAAAACGTATTTGCATCAACAACGAATGTCTTTCGTTTCGCACATTTCTGATCCTAACATCATGAACGAGTCTGATCTTTTCACTCTTAAAGAGAACTATTGCAACCTTATCATCGACGGGATGGATATGGATTGCCTTGTGCAGATGTGCCATGATTTGTTAATGGATGCATACCAAGATTGCACAGAGGAAGATCTGAAGGAAGAAATTGTGGATCTTTATGATACCGAAGTGTGGGAAGATTTGGTTGAAAGTGTAGAGAACTGAACCAGTTGGGCAAGTGTCACACTAAAAGAGCACAAGCACCAATTTCCTGTATTGTTAAAGAGTCAAAGGAATTGCACTCAGATGACTGTCATCAACCAACCCCGAATCATCAACGGAAACACTTACGAAATGCCCACCGTTGATGGTATGGATCGTTGCCAGATTAACACTCGTTTGCATTACATCAACGAAGAATTGTCCAAGATCAAAGCAAAGCAAGCAGCACTGATTGCTGCTCGTGATCAACTCGATCGTCACAACGAAATGCAAGAGATGGGTGATCTGTTCGATGAAATGTTTGGAGGTTGAGATGTTATTTGTTTCTGGACAATCCCCTGATCTGAATCTCACTCATCAAGTGTATGAGTTCTTTACATCAAAGTATGAGATTGCGCGAGATGTTGAGGTTTATCACACTGACCTAAGTGATGACAATGCCTTTGGATTTACAGAAGAGAATGGTGAAGAACAGTTTGTGCAGATTCATAACAATCTGAATCAGACTGACTATGTGATTACATTACTGCACGAACTTGTCCATGTTGTTCAGAATGAAAGAGGAGAATATGATGATGAAAAGAGAGAAGAAGAAGCATACAGAATGGAGGGAGTTCTTTATAGTGAGTTTCTCTACAGTTGTGAACAACAATGTGTGCCAATAGTTTAAGTGTCACACTAAAAGAGCACTGTCCCCAATTTCCTGTATTCTTAAAGAGTCAAAGGAACACAACCGATGCAAACACTCATTCAACACACAACCAACCCAAAAGAGATTGAGATTGGTGTGGAGTTCTTTCTTCCTACTGATGCACCACATTGGATTCCTAATGGGTTTGAAACTATCAGTGTGATTGTTGATAGTGAGGACCATGATGATGATCCTATTGTTGTTGAGGATGAAATTGCAGAAGCATGGTGTAAGTCTCAAGGTGTAGTTTTCTCTCAAGTTATCAACGAACCCTGAAAATCATGACTGCATTTGTATCACCCAAGTCCAAAAAGGCAAAGAATCGGTTCTGTAATCTGATGGAATCGAACCCAGAATGTATCATTGAACAGAACAAAGGTGATCGAGTATTTCTAACATCTGTCAACAACAAAAACCATTTCTGGGTATCACTCACTAACGACAAAGATTGGGAGATTGAGTTCTAATGACTATCGGAATCTTCTTTCTCATTGGTTACATCATGGGTGCAAGTCAAGTGCTCATTGTGCGTCAGATTCTCAAGTAATTTCATTCACTCATTTAACTCATGACTGACATTCAAAAGGATACAATGCTTGCCAACATTCTGGAGCAAGTACATTCACAGATCATGTATTTGACTGAAGAAGGTAGACTTGATGATGCAGTTGCATTGTATGAAGAATGGGAAGAACATTTCGATGAGAGTATAACTGAGGTTGAGATTGTAACGATTAACGATCTTACTTCCACCATTTGATAGTTTATCATGAATCTGATGCCTACGAATCAAGAAATCCTGAAAATGTGTCGGGAAAAGTATCCAGAACTGACGGATGCTGATGATGATTTTTTCCTGGAAAATCCTGTTCTTTGGCCCTTCGATTATCTGAGTATTCTCTACAAAAATTATATTGATGTGCCAATAGTTTAAGTGTCACACTAAAAGAGCACAGGGATCAATTTCCTGTATTGTTAAAGAGTCAAAGGAGTTCACTCCTTTTCTAACACCAACCTCACCACATTTCACTCCAATGTGTAAGATCGAACAACAGATGAATGATGCCATTTCTAACAATGTGAACTGGCAATCTGCAAACACTTCTGTTCAACTTCTTGCCAATGGTGATTCTGCTGTATATCTTCACGGCAATCACATTGCAACAGTTGGTGAAACTACAATCCAAATCTTTGATGGTGGTTGGCGTTCAAATACTACCAAATCACGTCTCAATGCTATTCTTCAAAAGCACGGAATCATTGGTGAGAAAGTATTTCAAAAAGCAGGAGAATGGTTCATTTGTTATTACAAAGGTATCGTAGGTGAAGAAGGATATGTGACCGTACCTTTCGTCTCTGGCATGACTCTTGCCTGAGTAATTTGATAGTCCTGAGTATGACTTAAAACTGCTCAAGTTCCCTCTCTTAACTAACACAAACTCAATGTCTTTTACTGATCGTGATCTTTACATTGGTGCTCTTCAAGGTGCTAAGAATGGAAACGAAATGCTTGAAATTCTGAGTATTATCTTCGGAGATAATGAGTCTGAAACTGTTATCCCAACCAGTCAACCTATTGACTTCTGATATAACAAATGTCCAGACGGAAGTATCTTACTTTCAAACCAATTAACCCTAAAAAAGTGAAACTCATTGGCATTATCTTCATTGTTTCATTCATTCTTTTTCCTGGGGTTCGTTACAACACTGGTGAAGCATTTCACTTGACTGGTGATCTTATCCAACGAACAACACGATAGTTCAGTATAGATGAAAAGGGGGCAAAAAACCCCCTTTTTTTATGCTTATAGATAAAGATTACCCTTTTTTTGTATTAAAAATGTATTAAAAAATGTATATGAGTTAATTATATCGTTTTCCACAGTTTCCACAGAAGGTGTTAGTAATTGTGGAAAAGTGTGTGTTTGAGTGTTATTTTATGTGCTTATAAAGGTGCTTATAAATGTGAGATCTTATAGTGATCTTTGCCCGCAATTTATCACACTCTCGCAGAAATGTCAAGACCCCCGATATAAGTTTTCCCAGGGATTGACAACACAAAAATATAAGTCTTTCTGATAAATACTCACTGGACGATTGACAATATCTCTCAGACATCTTATAGTGTTTAAGTATCACCAACGGAGCACAGATTCATGTCAGTTGTTTACAGTCAAGCACAGAAGCAACGTTATAGAATCACCCTAGATCTTGAGGTGATGGATGATTTTGACCCACATCAGATTAACTGGGAAGATCTATTCGAACTTCAAGGATCTGAGAGGGTCATTGATAGTTACGTTGAGGACTTGAGTAAACCTGTCCGTTGGTGATTGTGCAGGGGTTAGTATAAAGAACTAAGCACATTTTTTGCAGAATGGAGTGATTAGTGTGCGGAAATAATATTGGCACACGATATAGGCACGGGGGTCAAAATGCCCTATATTGGTTTCATCGGGAGGGAAGAACACCCCAACCGACACTAACCCAAACACCAGTTAATCATGACCACTGCTACCTACAACGGTTGGGCAAATTACGAGACCTGGAATGTTACTCTGTGGATTCAGAATGATGAGGGTTTGTATAACGTTGCAAAGCAGTGCAGAAACTATCAGGAACTCGTCGATCTTTTGTATGATTGTGGTTCGACAGAGACCCGCGATGGTGTTAAGTGGGACGACGTAAAGATCGACGGTCTGGCAGTCAACGAAATGCTGCAAGATCTGTGACTTAAGTATCACTCACTCGTCCACCAGTTTACTACACTTTTCCCTGTTAATCATGACCGTCATTCGCAACATCGCAACTGGTAAAGTTCACCTCTCCCTGGTAGAGGATAATGCCTTCCTGAGTGCAATCCAAGGACTGCAATCGTTCGTTCTTGATAACAACGCAGATTGCGACATGGCATACGATTGGGTATGTGATCAGGCAGAATGTGCATCCTTTGTTGCTGATAACTATGCGTGGGATATGTTCTACGAAACCTGGCAATCTTGCGAGTGCTAAGTATCACAAACCGTAGGGGGGCAGTTCGTTATACTTAGTCCCCCTACCAGTTCGTGTTACTGACTACCGAACTTTTCCGTGGTCAGTAATGCAAACTCTTGTTTAATTCTTTACATCAGCAATTAAATGTGGTATGATATTAGTATAAACCAGTAATTACGATTAGTTTGTTATTCGTTATAGACAGTATTATTATTGCGGGGTTATTATAATAAACGTGGCGTTGCCCCCGTATATAAAAAACGATAACTACCCTAACCTACACTGTATGTCTTTTTCGACCTCTATTTCACTCTCATAAAAAAAATTTCCGGTATGAAAAAACACCCCACAAGGTTCGCAGGATATTATGTCACAGAGGATGGTAGAGTATATCGAACGGTAGGTAAGGTAAATGATAGTTTTGCCCACAGAGCAGATGCAGAGGGGTTTATAGAGGTCAACTCAC